ACACCGCTTGGAGTAGCCGCTAACACGATGTCACCACTACCAAGTAAGGAAACGGAGTTAAGAGTTTTGATATTTGTTCCGCTGACAAGAGTTGGTTGAACTGCGACATCACCGCTTCCGAGCAATGTGGTTGAGTTTACCGTCTTGATATTTGTTCCCGAAACAAGTGTTGCTTGTTTGGTAGCAAGTGCAGTTGTGACCGCAGTTTGCACCGGCAAGTTTGCCAACTGAACTTTGGTCGTTGTGTTGGTTGCTATGTCAACAACTGGAAACACATCATCCGTTGTTGGGGTTGTTAATTCGGTTAGGTCAGTTATTCTCTTGTTGCTCATAATTCTAAAAAGTTGCCGTCTTGAGTTCGCATAAACTCGTTGTTTGTTGTGAGTAAATATCCAATGAATGCACTATCAAAACCGATGTAGTCGCCATTTTGAGTCGTGAGAAAGTTCAAATCTTGAGTCACTAAAAAAGTGAAATTGTCTTGTATGATTGTTTCACTCAGATTTGGTGTGTAACTCTTCGCACTTTGCGTGATGTTGTTTTGCTTGGATGACAAACTTGGAATATAACTCTTTGCACTCTGACTGATGTTCCTTTGCTTCTTGGATTCTGCAAAGTTGTAAGTTTTCAAATTAAGCGTGTAATCAATCTTTTTTGATGCAAGTGTGGGTTTGTATACCTTACTTGTCAAACTGCGATTAGATTGCTTCTGAATGAGTGTGGGGTTGTATTCTTTGGAATCAATGAAAGCAATTCCATCAAATCCAAGAAAATCGTAATCTTGAGTCATCAACAAATCACCACTCTGAGTCGCTAACCCAAAGAATACATCAACCGGTGATGTTGGCAATATGTTGTGTTGCTTGTTCACGCTGGTGAATAGAACACTTCAGGTTGGTCAACTAACTGACATTTCAAAACTCCGATTTCTACAAGCTCATTCGCAAGGTCAGGATTCGTGTTGACCGCTGATGTTTGTGCGTAAACTTTATATTCGTACTCGCCATTTAAGAGAGTGAATGTCGTTCCTTCGACTATTGCAAATTTGTTGTATCTCTCCGTTTGTGTGGAGATGTCAGTCAAGATTACATTGACTACTTGATCAGTCAACAAATGCGTCATACTAAATAGGAATTTAGGATTCGCAATCGTGACTTTCTCGGTCAGCGTTAAATACCAATTTTTGGATTCGGCTTTTGTAATCAACAACATCACAAGAAAATAGCGACTTGTCTTTTATGTAACAAAAAAGGGTGAGCAAATGCCCACCCTCTCTCTCTATGAATCAAGCAGAATTAAATGCCCAATGTTGTGATCACTGATGCTTGTACCAAGAATGGTGCTTCAGCTTCGATTGCGGATAGAGTCACCTCGTATCCAGTAGAGTCACCCATTGCAGTACCTGTGTTGCTGACCATTGCAGTCACATCACAACCCAAGTCCTTACCGGCTAACCAATACTCGTCATTGTTTGTTTTAACGATGCAATAGCAACGACCTTGTGCAAGAAGTTTCATCTCGTTGCGTTTGGTAGTTGACAATCTGCGAAGTTTGAACGCAATGTCAGCTTGGTTGAAAGATGTGCCGTTTTCAATGGAAACATTTGTGGTGTTTGTCAATGATCCGGTTGCTTTCGGTAGCTCGTAAGTGTATACATCACCGCTCACCACAGTTGTTGCAGTAACTACACCACTAACAACTGTAAACTTTGATGCAGTCCAACTGATTAGGTGGATGCTTTTGATACCTCCGATTGCTTCTTTGCAATCAAGGGTAAATCCTGATGTTAATAAACAAGGCATCCTATCTCAAATTAAAGGGTGAAATAAACAACTTCAGCAGGGAATGCAACTTGAACTCCGTAAGCGAATGTGAAACGAACACGAACTTCATCGTTGTCCAAAGAATACCACATTTTCACTTCCTCGTTCTCGTTTGCAAGGTCAGTTCCTAAGAAGAAGTTAGACAATGAACCAGCAAACAACTTGTTTGTTCCGTTCAAACCGCCAACCGCAATCAAAGTCATATTAGTACCAGGATACACCATTGACATTTCAGTTGCAGCATCGGCTACATAGTGAAACAAATTGGCGTTCTTCAAATTAACCAACATCAATTTGTAAGCGTCAACACCCAAGAAACAAACTAAGTCAGTTTTGGTTGCAACGGCAGCTGGGATGTTTGCATAGATTTGATCCAAGATGTCATCAATGTTTGCAGAAGTTACAGTTGTGAAAGTTGTTGGAGCAGCATTTGCCAATGTTGGAGATGCAGCGGCAATGATTTTGCTGAATCCATCAAAACGGTTTAAGTTAGGGTTACCACTTGCAGTATCACCTTGCCAAATTGCAGTTTCCAAAGTTTGTGCAATCACGGCTGCTTTCTCGTTACCAATCTGCTCCTCAAAAGGAATCATTGTTGGTGAACCAGGCATAATTTGTGTTTGCATCCACTTTGCTTCCAAAGTTTTAGGGCAAAGAGTTTCTTCAACTTTTACTTGACCAACGGTGATGTTTCTTTGTGTGAAGGTAGTTGTTCCACTTGGATTGTATCCACAACCATCGGCTTGGAAAAATACAGTAGATGCGAGGATGTTCAAGGAAGCTGATGATTTAACACCAACTTGTACTTGGTTAGCAGCGTACAAAGTTGCAGCAGTTTTGTTGCTGAACAATGCTTTCACCAATAAGTCGGTTGACTGTTCGTTGGTGTAGTTGTTTAGGGCGGAGACATTAAAAGCCATTTTCTTATTTGTTTAGTGAGTTTTTGAATTTTGCAAGTGCTTCAAACTGATCATTCTTCTTGTTTGAAACGGGAGTTTTTGTGGGTTCTTCTGAAGGCAAGTCAGCAACTTTCTCCATCAAGTCAATTGCTTTGCTCATTGCTTCTTTGTGTGTGTTGTTTGATGCAGTCAATGTTGCGACCTTAGCAGTCAATTCAGCGATTGCAGTTTCCATTTTGGCAACTACTTCGTTGAATGCAGATACGGTTGCGAACTCTTCGGCTTCAACTTCAATCTCAACTTCAGGTTCAACGATTTCGGTAACGATTCCGTCAACAGTTGTCACCAACATTCCACCTTCAACCTCGTGGGTTGCATCAGGTGCTGGGATATCACCCTCAGCAGTTTGAACGAAGATGGCAGTTCCGATTGCCAATTCACCGTCATAAAGGATTACAGTCCCATCAGTCAAAGTGGCAGTTGCCATCTCAACTTTGATTTCTTCGTCAGAGAATCCGAGCATAGTGCGGATTTCTTTCAATGTTTCTTTTGCGTTCATTTGTTATATAATTAGGTTTTTGTTTTAAGTGTTGCAATTTTATTTGCCATTCCATTTGGAAAGCAAGGATTTCATCTCCTCAATTAGTTGTTCATCAGCATCAACCGGGAAGTCAAAAACACCCTCAACTGAGAATCCTTTGAACTCGCCTGACTTAACTTTTGCCCACACTTCATCGTTGTCAATTAGGTAACTGATAAACCAAGAACCATCGGCAACTTCTTCAAATCCCTTCGGTGGCATCACGCCCCGTTCACGATCAATGATGTATGATTCAAATAAGCTCACCCCATCTGCGATTGGTGTCTTGTGATGTGTGTTCACCGCATCGTACTTGTTTGACCTTGCCCACTTCTTTGCAATCTTGAAGATGCTCTCCTTGTCAAACACGACATAGTATTCTCCACGAACATCGTCCCTTCGGTAAATGGGTAGATCAGCAATCATTGCCGCACCTGTAACGATGCGTTTCTCTTCATCCTTGATTTCAAACCTTTGGGTGATTTCTGCAAATGCAAGAAAGTCCTTTTGTATGGCTGGAGTTTCAACCAAAGAAACAAACTCAATGCCTGTCTCTTCATCAAACTCGTTGATGTCTAATTTGTAAACTGGTAGTTTCATCTTTCTTAAATAGCGTTATTTTACAACGGATACTTTTCTTGTCGTATCCACACGATCGGTTGTTCTGCGGATGTCACCTTCAGTCACAAATACTTTGGTATCAAATCCGCTTACTGATGGTAGTGATGAGCTGATATTTGGTGCTGACATTTGTGGGATTCCACCTCCACTCATTTGTGCCGGTGCAGCTGCCGTTGGCTGACCACCTTTGAGGATATCTCTTGCTCTCTTTGCGTTGTTAAGAATCATTGCTGCAAGTGCCACATATTTTGCAATACCAGCAAGACCACCCGTTGCCACGTTGTCCGGTGATGGTGATGTTGTCACGGTCATTGCATTTGAGATACTCATTGCCGTATCTGCTGCGATTGTAGACAATGCGAGTACCTTTCCCACCTTTGATTGCTCTCCAGCAAGACCAATCACCGCATTCGCCAAATCTTTTGATGCATCAAACAAATCTTGCTTGGATTGCTTAATGGCTGCATCTCTTTTTAATTGGTCTTGGTGTGCCTTATCATCTGCTTCTGCTTTTAATTTCAAACTATTCTGATAATCGACAACATCTTTTGCGGTTTGTGCTTTTAACTGATCAGAATTTTTAACAATGGCAGCACCTTTGATGTTGAACAATTCGTTTTGTAGTTCTTCTTCGTGCTTCTTATTCTTCGCATTCTCCGCTTCAAGGTCTTTTGCTGCTTGGTCTTTTTTATCTTGGATGGCTTTCAATCGTGCTGCTTCTGCATCACCTGCTGCTTTGATTCTATCGTCATTGAATTTTTTCTCTTCAATCTTAAGAATCTCCAAAGCATTCTTCGTGTCAAGAATGATTTTACCCCATTCTTTCTCCGTATTCTTCCCGTAGTTTGCACGAGCTTGTGCAAGGTTATTTTCTAACTGCTGCCGTTGCTTATTGAACACACCGACTTGATCACCTCTTGCTTGTAACAATGCAATCTCTCGGTCAAGTTGCTCATTCGTCTTGCCCGTTGTCTTGTTCAATTTGTCCAATGCCCTATCT